ACATTTCCAAACATTTTTAAAAAACTAAGGTAAATTAAAATGGTTTCATCAACACTTTCACAACCTATTCAACAGAGGGGATGGTTCGATGTCTTGGACGACTGGCTTAAGCGTGATCGTTTCGTATTTGTTGGATGGTCTGGACTTCTTCTTTTTCCCTGTGCTTATCTTGCTCTTGGTGGCTGGCTTACTGGAACAACTTTCGTTACGAGTTGGTACACTCACGGGCTTGCATCTTCCTATCTTGAAGGTGCGAATTTTCTTACAGCAGCAGTTTCTACTCCAGCAGATTCTCTGGGTCATTCTCTTCTTCTTCTCTGGGGTCCTGAGGCTCAGGGCGACTTCATCCGCTGGTGTCAGTTGGGTGGACTCTGGGCTTTTGTAGCACTCCACGGAGCATTTGGTCTGATTGGATTTATGCTTCGTCAGTTTGAAATTGCACGTCTAGTCGGTATTCGTCCCTACAATGCTATTGCGTTTTCTGGTCCTATCGCTGTCTTTGTGTCTGTCTTTCTCATGTATCCTCTCGGACAGTCCAGTTGGTTCTTTGCGCCGTCGTTTGGCGTTGCGGCGATTTTTAGATTCCTCCTATTTCTCCAAGGGTTCCATAACTGGACGCTCAACCCCTTTCATATGATGGGAGTTGCTGGTATTCTGGGTGGAGCACTTCTCTGTGCTATTCATGGAGCAACAGTGGAGAATACACTATTCGAAGATGGTGAAGGTTCAAATACTTTCAAGGCATTTGAACCGACCCAAGAAGAAGAGACTTATTCAATGGTTACCGCCAATCGTTTCTGGTCTCAGATCTTTGGTATTGCTTTCAGCAATAAACGTTGGTTGCACTTTTTTATGCTTTTCGTTCCAGTTATGGGTCTTTGGACCTCTTCCATTGGTATTATTGGTCTTGCTCTCAATCTTCGTGCCTACGACTTCGTATCACAAGAACTAAGAGCAGCAGAGGATCCTGAATTTGAAACTTTTTATACAAAAAATATCTTGCTCAACGAAGGACTTCGTGCCTGGATGGCACCAGTGGATCAACCACATGAAAACTTTGTATTTCCTGAGGAGGTTCTTCCAAGAGGAAATGCACTCTAAACCACTTCCCAAAGTGTCCACCGCCTCTTCACAGGGGCGGTTTTTTATTGTATAATAACCTCATACGAAACAAACGCATGACTTACGAAGCAACCGTTCAACTCAAGTTTGATGCTACCTACACTCATGATTATAATCGTGGGTTTGCTTCCCATCTTGGTGATGATGACATGCTCCCTGAAGAGCATTATCTGATCACTGCACCTGCTAATGATCTAAACTGCCGACAATACTTCAAACTATTTGAGAAGTTCTTGTTGTGTGTCGGCATGTCTCCCGAAAATATTCGTAGTGGTGCTATGTCTCTTGTCTTCAATGATTGTGTACGTGAGGAAGATCAGCGCAAGGTATGCGCTGAGTATGAACTAACTATGGATGAAGATCTCCGTAGTAAGTTTGAGCAATGGAAAAAAGACGAAGAGGAGATTGATCAAATTATTAAAAACACTCAAAATGTAGTTGATGGATGTTTCAACAATGACTGAATTTGTGAAGAACCCTGATGAGATTGTGCTGGAAGATGTACGCATGGTCCACTTCGAAACAATGGAAGAAGGACGTGCTGTGTGGTTGGGCATCTACATGAATGATGGTAAGATGTACCACATGAATATCGGTGGTGACAATCTGTATGTCAATTACTCTTATGAGGGTAGCATCAATGACAATCCCTAATTTCAAAAACCAAGAAGACTACCAAGAGTTTCTCAATCTATTTGATGATCGTTGGCAAGCAAAGTTTGAACTTATCACTGAGTTATGTGATAGAATAGAGCAGTTGGAAAAGGACATCGAACTACTCAAATCTTATGCTTGGGAAGTATGACTGAAATGACACGAAATCCTTTATTTTATCTTATCCTCGTCTTTGGTATCATTGCCATGATGAAGATAGTCTATAAATCCGACAATAATCGACAAATGCAATGTATTCAACGCATTTGTACCACACTACCTCAACCTCATCCCGATTGTAACAAATGACAATTCCTAATTTCAAATCCCAAGAAGATTGGGAAGTATTCACTATGCTGTTTGATTCACGTTGGCATTGTAAGAAAGCATTGCTGGATCGTGTGAAGGATGATATGTTTCCTGGATACAACTGGGATCAACTCCAAGGACAAACACTTGAAACTATCAATGACATCACACAGTCTCTTCTGTATGATGTAGAGTATACATTCAAAGACAAGTATCCAGAGTATAAGACTGACGATGATGAATGTTTCATTCCTCGTTCTTCATTCAAAGAGACTGTAACTGAAGCACTCAAGGAAGCATTGGAGAACAATGACTGACAAAACATGGCAGGTAATGAATGATCTTGAAGAAGCATTCAGTCAAATTACTACATTCTCATTTCTTCTTGACCAACTACAAGAAGCAGTAGATACTAACGACACACAACGCATTGTTGATACCACTGCTGCACTGAATGCTTTCTATTCTCCTTATTGTAATAACTGGGATAATAAATTCTTAAAGGCTTGGGAACATGTTGTGAAAGAAAACAATGCACAATGATCCAGAACCAATACCAAAGTGGGTCTATGTTGCTGGCATAGGTATTATGATCTTTACAATATTCTGTTTTGGTATTATGTTACTTGGAATGCTTACAAACTAAATACTGAAAATACGGAGAGTAAATGAATCCTGGTAGTATTCGCCCCGTCATCACAACGATGGCGGGGTATTTTATTGGAATGGCAACAATTGCACTTCCTGTGCTGATCGTGTTATTATTGTAGAGATATATAAGAGAGATATTCAAACAACATGAAAATTTTTCTGGATACTGCTGATACTCGTGAGATTCGTCACTACTATCAAACTGGACTTATTGATGGCGTGACAACAAATCCTTCTTTGATTATGAAGAGTGGTAGAAAACCTGATGATGTATATGAAGAGATCAAAGAGATTGGCATTCGAGATATCAGTATGGAGGTTGTTGGAACTCAACAACAAATGGAAGAAGAGGGGATGAGACTTTTTGAAAAGTTTGGTTTATGCACGACTGTGAAAGTTCCTTGCACAAGACAAGGAATTGGAGCATGTAAGAGATTGAGTGATGCTGGTATTAATGTTAATGTAACTCTTATTTTCTGTACCGCTCAGGCAGTTCTTGCCACTAGAGCAGGAGCAAAGTATGTGTCTCCTTTTGTCGGAAGACTTGATGATCAGTCTGTTGCTGGTCTTGAGGTAGTTCGTTCTATCTCAGAACTTTATCGTATTCAGGGTGCTCCGACAGAAGTTCTTGCTGCTTCGATTCGTAGTGTTCAGAGAGCAGTAAGGTCTTGGTATAATGGTGCATCTACTGTTACAATGCCGCCAAAAATCTTTGATCAAATGTATGATCACATTCTGACTGATAAGGGTTTGGAAATTTTTGATAATGATTGGAAGAATATTGGATTGACCTTAGCATTAGATAAATAAAGAAAAATATAAAGGTTAATGGCGACTTTTTATAATAACGCAATATTTGGTGATGGAATAGTAGCTTGTTTTGATGCAGAATCACCAAAATCTTATGGTGGAACTGGATCTATTTGGTCAGATGTTGGTGGTGGTAATGATGGAACTATAAATGGAGCAACATTTGTTGGTGCTCATACTACAAATTACATTGGATTAAATGGTTCTTCTTCCATAAATTATACTGATGCGTCATATGCTGCAGCATTTGGAACAGAAGATTTTACTGTAGAGTTTTGGATTTATAATCAACATAATAATTTCTACAGTAGATTTATGTCTACTTCCGTATGGAATATTGAACTTGGTAATGGAAAAACTTCATGGCAAAACAGTTCATATAATTTTAATGTATCTGGTCCTTCTAATAATGTATGGACACATGTTGCATTCACTAGAGAAGGAACTAATTTAAAATTATTTTATAACGGAACACAGCAAGGAACTACTGTTACAGATTCTACGAATTATACAACTGCTGGTGGTGATGTAAGTCTTGGTAATTTTCTTAATCCCAGTGCGTTTTGGCATATTGGATTGGTGAGTAATCTTAGAATGTCTAGAGGTATTGCTAGATATACTGCTTCTGGATTTACACCGCCACAAGGTCCTCTTGAAGCAGATGCATATACTACATTTTTGATTGGTCAAGCAGCTCCTTTTAGTGATAATTCTATTAATGGATATAGTTCCTATATTCAATCTGGAACTCCAACTGAAACAAAGATAGCAAATTATTTTGATTTTAATGGAAGTAACAATTTTATTACTTTATCATCAGACCCTGACATAGTTGGAGTTGAACTTACTTTTTCTGCATGGAATTATGGAGTTGATTTGAGACAGAGTTCCATTATTTATCTAGAGAGTTCTTCTGGCATTAGAGTTCTTAATGTTCATTTGCCTTGGAGTGATAGTAATGTTTATTTTGATGCGGGAAATGGTTCTAGCACTTATAATAGAATATCTAAAAATGTTTCTTCATCAGAATATCAAGGATGGCATAATTGGGTATTTACCAAAAATGCCTCAACTGGTCAGATGAAAATTTATTTGGATGGAACTTTGTGGCACAGTGGAACTGGTTTAACACAAACAATAGGAACTCCTAATGGAGCAAAATATATTGGATTTTCAGGTGGTAGTAATTATCATAGGGGAAGAATAGGTGTTTTGCATTTATATAATAGAGAATTATCTGCAACAGAAATAACGCACAATTTTAACGTAATGCGAGGGAGGTATGGAATCTAATGGGACAAGCATTTGGGCCAGCAAAATGGTGGGCAACAGGAACGGAAGGAGGTAGAAATTACATTGCCGCAAATGGTTTAATTTCTAGTGGATTAATCCTTAATCTTGATGCGGGTGCGACAGATTCATACTCTGGATCTGGAACAACTTGGAATGATGCTGTTAATAGTTTTAATGGTAGTTTAGTAAACGGTCCTACTTATAGCACTAATAACGGAGGATATTTAATTTTTGATGGTTCAAATGATTATGCGTGGTCAAACACTACAAATATTGATAGTCAATTTCCAACTGATGCTGTAACAGTATCAATTTGGGTGTATCCAACTACAAGTGGAGATATTGTTGCTGAAAGAGGTCAATATCCTGCTTTAACTGGTTCTTGGTATGATACTTGGATTGGATTAGAAACTGACGGAACATTTAAGTTTAGAACTTGGGGATCTGGAGCTACTTGGCAAACAATAAGTTCTACTGCTCAGCAATTCAATCAATGGTACAATCTTGTATTAACGCATGATGATACAACATGCCGAGCATATATTAATGGAATTCTTTATGGTGAACAATCTTACGGTAGAACATCTCCTAGCACGAATATTTTGCATTTTACGATGATGGCAACATCGCCAACAAGTTTAATTGCATCACCAAGATATACTGCAGGATATGTATCTCAGTTTGCTGTTTATAATCGAGCATTAGATGCGAATGAAGTTTATACGAATTACGTAGCAACAAAAAATAGATACCCTGAAGCTACTTTAACTGCTCCAAGTTTAGATCCTCCATTATATAGTTTTACTAGTCATACATTTACCAATTGCTCTGCTACTGGTAGAACTGGTCCTACTTTAGCTAATTGTACATCTGCATATAGTTCTACAACTTGGGCTTCTAATACTGCATATTTCAATATGACAACTCAAGGAATTCAGGAGTGGACTGTTCCAGAAACTGCTGATTATACATTTTCTGTAAGAGGTGCTGGTGGTGGTAGAGGATATACAACCGGCAATGCTAATAATAGAGGAGGATACCCTCGCGTAGTATCAGGAACAGTTAGTTTATTGAAAAATGATGTCATCAAAATTGCTGTGGGTCAACAAGGAGATGATAGTAATGGAACTTCAAATTGTTCTGGGTCTAGCGGTGGTGGAGGTGGTGGAACCTTTGTTGTTACTGGAACAACTGTTTTATTTGTAGCTGGAGGTGGTGCAGGAGGTGCAACATACAACTCTACCCTCGCTGATGCACAAAACAGTGAAAATGGTTCTACTGCTCCTGGTTCAAATACTGTTCCTGGGGGAACTAGTGGTGGTGGTGGTACCGGAGCAAACTCTGGTACATATGGATGTGTTGCTGGTGGTGGTGGAGGAGGAGGATATAGTGGAAATGGTGGTAATGCAGGTGGCAATGGTGGAGCTTCTTTTACAAATGGCGCTAATGGTGGAACTAATAATAGAAATGGTGGTTTTGGTGGTGGTGGAGCTAGTGGGCAATTTAGTGGTGGAGGTGGTGGCGGATATAGTGGTGGCGCCGGAGGCGGTCTTCCTTCATGCACTTGCGGTTCCTTAGCGAAAGGTGGTGCTGGTGGATCTTATATAACTCCAGCAGCATCTAGCACTTCAAGTTCTCAATATACTACGGATTGGAATATTGATGGTCAGGTAGTTGTTACGAAAGTATAATAATATGATCTAAATAGTTGCAAGTCGCAAGATTTTATGCAAATTCCACATTCACCTCAGCACTACCTCTTCAACTTAGATACAACAAGTCCAGGAGAGGCAAAGCGAATGTGGAGACGAAAGATAAAAGATAAGTGGGATAATCAATGCGCCTATTGTGGAGATAATGAACAACTTACTATTGATCATGTAGTTCCAAGATCAAAAGGTGGAACTGATTTTACTCGAAATGTTGTATGTGCTTGTCACGATTGTAATCAGGATAAAGGTCATACTCCTTGGGAAGAATGGTATTTTTCTCAGGAGTTTTTTAGCATTGAAAGGTATGAGAAAATAAAAGAATGGATGAAACCAGATCCACCAACAAATCTCTATATGTATCGTAAAAGAAGAAATAATGCCAGTTGATGTTTTATAAATAAATCAAAGGCAGTATATACTGTTGTTTCTGGTAAATACCGATTATAATAAATGGCAACTCCGATTCGGATAAAAAGGTCAGCCGTACCTGGAAAAAAACCAACTGTAGATCAACTCCAGCTAGGCGAGTTAGCTGTAAACTTCTATGATGGTAAACTGTTTTTTAAACAAGATCAAGGAAGTGTTGGTGTTGGAACTAGAATTATTGAAGTTGGCGGTGGAAATAATGTAGGCAAGACAATATATGTAACCTCAAATGGTGATGATGGTAATACTGGATTGAGTGATGCTGATGCAAAAGCATCCATAAAATCTGCATCAACAATTGCATTACCTGGTGATACGATTAAGGTTTATCCTGGAACTTATGTAGAAAATAATCCAATTTATTTGCCTGATAATGTTTCTGTTGAGGGAGCAGAACTTCGCCGTTGTTTAGTTACTCCTAGATATCTTAACCAAGATTTATTTTATGTCGGTGAAGGATGTCATGTAACTGACATAAGTTTTGTTGGTGGAGAAGCTAGTGATGGAGCTGCTGTAGTATCATATAGACCACTTGCTGGAGTTTCGACTGATAGATTTTTTGATGCTGCTAGATTAATACGAGAAAATCTAGATTTTATTGCTCAAGAGACTGTAGGATATATTACAAGCACGGATTATAAAAATCCTGCAATTAATATTGATTCTACAAATTGTGCTGATGATATTAAGGATGTTTATCGAGCAATATGTCATGATATTACTAGAGGTGGAAATTCTAAATGTATTGGTGCAGGAAAATCATATTTTGATATAAATGGTAATTTAGATCACATTGTTGGTTTTGGTGCAACAACAATTGATGCATTTATGCATTCTAGACAAATTGTTAGATCAATTATTAACAATGCTACTTGGGCATCTTCGAAAGGAAGTAATGATTCTGTTAATATTTCATTGGCACAATATGATAAGACAACTGGTATATTAACTGTAACTACTGATGGTGAAAATGGTTTTCTAAAAGGAAATGCAATAGAATTAGAAGGGTTAGAATTTACTTGTCCTGGAGGATCTGGTATTACGACCACAATATTTCCTGATGGAACATTTGGCGATACTTTCCCGGTACATTCAGTTTTAAGTTTACCTGCTAATAGTTTTGAAGTAATTGTTGGTGTATCAACGATAGATCACACTTATGTAAGTGGTGGAACAGCAACTTTAAAGCAAAATTATCAAACAACATATACACAAGTAAAGGATTTATCAATTCAACCAGATTACTTGACTGGATTTAATAATGGAGTTAATGGTTGTAGAAACGTCGTATCTGCAATTTATACCTGTGTCGGTATTGTTACAGGAATTATACAAAATGGTGTGGATGGATTACCTGCGACAACAGGATTTACTACAACATACCCTGGAAATTCTGGATCTGGAACTTCAAATAAAGACGAGATTACTGGAGCAACATATAATAAATTAACAGGAATTGTTGATTTATCGTTATCAAATGCTTCTGATTATAGATCTGGTGATAGAATTGAATTAAGAGATTTAGTGTTCTCTTGTGACTCTGGATCTGGAATTGGAACAACCACAGGATTGTTCCCATCAGGCGCTTATGGATATGAATTTTCAATTGAAAGAATTAATGCCGATGGAACACTTGCTGTTCAAGTAGGAATGTCTACTCTAGATCATACTTATGTAAGTGGTGGATTTATTATTGATAGATCGTTAGATGTATCTTCAGCTACTTATGATAATGCTAGTGGAATTGCTACAATTACTGCTACTGGTTTAAGTGCAAAAATTGGGCAGTTTATAGAATTAAGAGATCTTGAGTTTTCCTGTGATCCAATATATGTTGGAGTTACTTCTACACTATTCCCTTCAGGAAATAATGGTTATAAATTTAAAGTAATAGAATCATCAACTGATCAAGTTGTTGTAAATGTTGGTGTTAGCACAATTGTTCATACTTATGTAAGTGGAGGAAAAATATACCCTCCATTTGGATCTGGTGTTGGAGTAATTACCAAGGGTCCGTATGTTCGTAACTGCACCAACTTTATTCCAAAGAGTATTGGATCTAAAGTTGATGGGTTCAATGCTGATGAAGGAGATTTAATCAATAATATAGGTGTTCAAGGTTCTTATAACGTTGATTCATATACTCAATTTAATCAGGGTGGAATTGGAGTATCAGTTACCAATGGTGCTTATTGTCAGTTGGTTTCTATTTTCACTATTTGTGATGATACTGCAATTTATTCTGGTCAAGGTGGTCAATGCGATTTAACAAACTCAAACTCTTCTTTTGGAGTAAGAGGATTAGTTTCTCAAGGAGTTGGTGATCAAACAAGTAAGTGCTCTGATCGTTATACTGCTGAAGCAACTATAACGGCGCCTGTTAGCACTGCTGAAGTTGTTTTAACTGGTGTTGGTGATAATCGCCCATATCAAGGTCAAGCAGTTTATTTTGATCAAATTTATAATGTTGTTAGTGAAATTGTCATTGATGATCCAGGTTCTGGATATAGCACTCCACCAACTATAACTATTGATGCTCCTACTGGTCCTGGAATTGCAATTCAGGCTCAAGCAACTGCAACAATAGATGCTTCTGGTTCTGTTAATGGAATTACGATTCTTGCTGCAGGATCTCAATATATTGGAACGCCAAATGTCTTTGTAAGTGGTGGAAGCCCCTCTACTCCAGCATCTCTTTCTGCTAGAGTTCAACCAATTTATTATGCTATTGATTCTGCTACTTTACCATCATCTGGTATCACTACAGTCACTTTAGTTCAGACTCTAAATAATGAAGTAAGTGCAGGAACAACGGCATATTTTTCTCGACAGAGTTTCCAGATTGTAAGCTCTCATTCTTTCCAATATATTGGTGCTGGAAATACTATTGAAACTGCATATCCATCTAGAGGTGGAGTTACAATTCAAGAAAATGAAGTAATTAAACTTGACGGTGGTGATATTGCATATACAAGCACAGATCAAGCAGGTAACTTTAGAATTGGTGATGGAGTTGTAATTGATCAGCAAACAGGATCTATTTCCGGTGCTGATTATGTGAAGAGTTTATTTACACAGGTAACCCCATTTATTCTAGCATTAGGAGGTAATGAATAATGGCAATTGCAGCAGCAGCAGTTAACGTATTCCAGACAGTTACGTCTGTTGTGGGAACAAGTACAGTCGGAATTTATACTGCACCAGTAGGATATACTGGAGTAGTTCTTTTGGCACAAGTAACTAATACTGGTGGATCTACCAGTAGTATTAGTTTTGGTCATCGTCGTGATGGAGTAGACACTGAAATTGTAAAAAATTTAGCAATACCATCTAGTGATACTGCTAATCTTCTTCCTGGAAAATTAGTTGTTGAAACAGGAGATGTGTTAACAATTGTTGGTGATAATTTTGCTGGTGAACTCAAGTTTTTGACAAGTATTCTAGAAACCTCTAATCTCTAATATAAGAAATGGTAGCTCCAATTAGATTCCTTAGCGGCAGACAGCAGCAGCAAAAAATTGGTATTGTTGGCGAAACTGGCAGTGAAAAGGTATTAGAAGTTGTCGGTTTAGTAGGAATTGGTCAAACAATCTTTGACCCAAAAGCAGCGTTAGATATTCGCGGAAATGCTGAAATTTCTGGAATTTTAACATCTATTGATTTATCAGTAGATTCGTCAGCAAATCTTGGGTCTCTATCTGTTGGTGGGCTATCAACTTTTACTGGATTATCTACTTTTCAAAGTTCAGTTTATCATAATTCATTTAGTTATTATCCAGATAGTGCTGGAATTTATTTTGGCGATTCTAATGAGTTAGCAATATTTCATGGTGGATCTGAAAATTATATTCAGATAAGTGAAAGCAATCCTTACGATTTAATAATTGGTTCTGCTTCTTCTACTATAGCTGGATTTGGTTATACAAATGGTTCTTACCTTTACTATAGGAATTCTAGAAAGTTTGAAACCACTGGATATGGAGTAACTGTTTATGATACTTTACAGACAACTAATTTAAATATAAGTGGAATATCATCATTAACTACGGTTGGAATCGGAACTACAAATCCAACGGCGGTTTTAGATGTCAATGGTCAAACGGAACTTGATGATTTAAATGTATCTGGTCTTTCCACTTTTTCTGGAATATCTTCATTCTTCAATGACGTTTATGTAAATCAGAATATTTACGGAATCTCCACGGTATCAATTTATGGAGATCCAATTCAATTAATTGGTTTGGCATCTACAGATTATTTGCTTACTGCAAATTCTGGTGCTGGTGTTACTTTATACTATAATAATGTTGAAAAAGTTTCGACTACAAGTTTTGGTGCAACTGTATACGGAACTTTAGAATCGCAACAACTTAATATAACTGGATTATCAACATTAACTACGGTTGGAATTGGAACTACAAATCCAGTAGGAACTCTTGATGTAGTTGGTCATACTGAACTTGATAACTTAAATGTATCTGGCGTATCTACTTTTGGCGATACTGTTTTTGTTGATGCTAATTTAGGTATTGCGACAGCAAATCCAAAACAACGATTTCAAGTAGGTGAACTTTTTGTAGTTACATCTAATTCTGATGTTGGTATTGGAACTACAAATCCAAATGCTGAACTAGATGTATTTGGGCATACTGAATTAGACACTTTAAATGTATCTGCTGCCTCTACATTCACTGGCGATATTGACGCTAATGGAAATTTAGACGTTGATGGTCATACTGAACTTGACAACTTAAATGTATCTGGTGTATCTACTTTTGTTGGATTAGTTGGATTCGCAAATACTCAAAGATATGTTGGAAGTTACTTTGCAGAACTTCATGAAAATCCTCGTATTGAATTTGCAGTAATTACTGACACAAAAACAAGTGAAAATAGATTTGATGGTGTGGGGTCACCAATTACATACTTTATAAATGGAAAAGAATCTCCTTATTTAACTTTTGTTTCTGGCAAAACTTATAGATTTATTCAGGAGGATCCTTCAAATACTAATCATACTCTAAGATTCTATACAGATTCTGCTAGAAGTATAGAGTATTCTACGGATGTTACAGTTACTGGAACACCTGGAAATAGTGGTGCTTATACTGAAATCGTAGTAACTGAAAATACCCCTGCATTACTTTATTATGAATCTGATAATGATGATACTATGGGAAACCAAGCACAAATTGGTGGATCATCAGTATTTTTTAATAATGTTGGATTGGGAACTACAAACCCGACACAACAACTTCAAGTTGGATCTGAATTTGTAGTTGATTCTAATGGAAATACTGGAATTGGAAGTTTAACACCAGTAGGAAAACTAGATGTTAATGGTCAAACGGAACTTGATGATTTAAATGTATCTGGTGTTGCAACGATAACAACTCTTGGTGTATCTGGAATTACTACTACTAACAATTTAATTGTAAGTGGAGTTTCTACTTTTAGTGGTTTTTCTACTTTTAGTGGAGATACTTCTTTTAATCAAGATATTGATATTGTTCTTCCTTCTGATGGATCGGCAATAGGTATTGGAACTACTGCTTTTGATACTACTTCTGGATATATTATAGATATTCGTGGAAATGTTAATATCACTGGAGCATTAGATGTTGGTGGTCAAAACATACAAGAAGAAGTAACATCTGAACAAGGAACATTTGCTGGAGTTGCTGTTACTAATTTATATGTAACAGGATTTGCAACTTTCTTGAATAATCCTGTAGAGATGCAAGCAGGATTAAATGTTACTGGTGGAGATATTAATTTTGATAATGAAACATTTTATTTGCAATCAGCAGAAAATCAAATAGGTATCGGAACTACAAATCCAGAAGCAACTCTGGATGTTGTAGGTGATGTTGCTATTGATGGTAATTTAAATATTACAGGATATACTACAACAACATATCTTACTGTTGGTCTTTCTACAGATCCATATACTTTCCCAGAATATGATGGAGTATCTAATTCTTTCTTACAGTCTGATGGAAATGGAAACGTTGATTGGTTTGTCAATGAAGATCTTCGTCAAGTAACTGAATTCTCTGCTGGTGCTGGTCAGACAACTTTTAATGTTACTTATGCTCCTGGATTAGTAGATGTTTTCTTAAATGGTGTTAAATTATCGAGTAATGATTATGTTGGAACAAGTGGAACAACAATTGTTTTAAATGTTGGAGCAGCATCAACAGATAGATTAGAAGTAGTTGCTTTTAGCACTAGTAGAATTGCCTCAAGATCAATCAATTTATATTGGCAAGGTGATGATGTTGGAAATATTTTCAACTTGAATGATAATGTTGGTATTGGTATGACTTTACCAACAGCAAAACTTGATGTTGATGGGGATGCAAGAATTCGTGGTGGATTATATGATGTTGGTAATAATTCTGGTGCAGTTTCTCAAGTTCCTGTTGCAGATGGTGCTGGTGGATGGACATGGAGTGGTGTTCCTGCTGTAGGTGTTTCTACTGCTGGAGGATCTCCAAAAAATATTCAATTCCATAATGCTATTGGTGTTATTGGGGGATCTAATGAATTTAATTTTGACTTTAATACGAATAGAGTTGGTATTGGATCTACAACTCCTAGAGAAAAGTTAGACGTTAGAGGAAAAGTTTATATTGAAGATGAAATTAGAATTGCTGGATTAGCATCTGTTGGTATTGGAACAACTAATTTTGTTAATATTTCCTCCGGTATTATTACTGCATATGATGGCATTATCACTTATTATGGTGATGGATCTCAATTATCTGATATTAATGCAGGGAATATTACTTCTGGAACAATTGGAACAGATAGACTTTCTGGAACTTATAATATTAACATTTCTGGTTCATTAAGTGGTGATCTAGCTGGTAATGGTGCTGTAGTTGGTATTTTGACAGTAACGGATCAAGTCATAGTTGGATCTGCAGCAACTTTTAATATAGATGCATCTACTGGAAATCTATTTGTTGCTGGAATTACAACACTGGGAGTTGTTGGTGTAACTTCTATTATTGTAGGATCTGGAGTAGGAGTAACAACAATCTTAGATGAAGATGATCTTACTTCTAATAGTGATACTTCTCTTGCTACTCAACAATCAATTAAAGCATATGTAGATGCTACTGATTTAAGTATTTCTGCTGATAGTGGATCTGGAAATGTTATTCTTGATACAGAAACATTAACTATTTCTGGAACAGCAAATGAGATTGAAACATCGGCGCTAAATGAAACAATTACAATTGGATTACCTGATAATGTAATAATTTCTGGAATCATTACATCAAACACTGGTTTTGCGAATACAATGACGTATTCCAATACCATTACTGGAATTACAACTGATACTAATCCAACTGCATTGTATGATGATTTGGATGCCACTGTTTATCGAACAGTTGAGTATTCTGTTCAGGCAACTGAAGGAACAAACTATCATTTCACTAAGTTACTTGCTGTTTCTGATGGAACAGCAGCATATGTTTCCGAATATGGTACTGTTTATAATAATTCTTCTGTAGCATCATTTAATGTCGATGTTGCTGGAGGATATATTCGTATCGTAGCAACTGCTGGAGCAGCTACAACAACAAATTATGTGGTCAATTTCACTGCTAATAAACTTTTCCCATAAATATAAAAAAGTAAACTAGCATAGGGGATAGTGAACCTTGGCTGATCAGAATTTTAGAGTAAAGCGCGGTCTAGAAATTGGCGTAGGTGGCACTGTATTACTTGCAGAAAGTGGTGGTAATATTGGTATTAATAGTGTTTCTCCAACATCTACGGTTGATATTGTTGGAAATGTAAAAATTGATGGTGATTTAACTGTAGGTGATGTTTCTTTTTCTGATGGAGCTTTAAATAGTTTAAATGTTACTGGTTTATCAACATTTAATGATGATGTAACGTTTACTGAAGGAGTAAATAATATTGGGATTGGAACTACAAATCCCTTACAATATATTCAAATTGGAACTGCAAATACTTTAGGTGTTAATTCGAATGGTGATGTTTTAGTAATAACATCTGATCTTAGTGTTGGTATTGGAACTACAAACCCAACAGCAAAATTGGATGTTGATGGTGATGTTGATATTAGCGAAAGTGTTGATATTGGTAGTAATTTAAGTGTTTCTGGAATTTCTACTTTAGGAGTTACTACTGCTACAGATTTAACAGCGCAGCAAATTAATGTTTCTGGAGCCTCAACTTTAGGAACAGTTCAAGTTTCTTCTGGTATTATTACTGCAACATCTGGTGTTGTAACTTATTATGGTGATGGAAGTTTCTTAACAGGTGTTGCTGCTGCAGTATTTACTTTAGATGATGATGAGAATTTGCAAGCAGGAACTGGTGCTGGAGGAACTTATAGCGCTGCATCTGGTAGTGCTTGTTGCAATGTTTCAATTGGATATTCTGCAAACTATTGTATCACTCCAAATGCTACTGGGGATAATAATATATTCTTAGGATCTAAGTCTGGATTCCTTGGGAATGGAGAGAGTAGTGGAATTGGAACTGATAATATTTTTGTTGGAAGATGTGCTGGATATTATACAGAAAATGGCTCTGATTTCCAGAATATTGCTATTGGTGCAGAAGCTGGATACTGTTTAAGGTGTAGTAGTATTGAGAGTGGAAATTGTAATGTATATATTGGTGTTTGTGCTGGTAGACTGAGCCATACTGATAGTAATGTTGCTATTGGATATAAAGCTGGTTGTCAAGCATGTCCTGCTAATGGAGGAGCAAATGTTTTCTTAGGTGGACATGCTGGTGAAAACCATGGAACTAATACTTTAAGTATTTTTATTGGATGTGATGCAGGATGTAATACACAATGTTGCACTAATAATGGTTACTTTATTGGTTATAAAGCAGGACGTAATGCTTGTAAAGTTAGTGAAAGCACTTTTATAGGGTGTTACGCTGGATCAGAATCCCTTTGTCAAAGAGGTTCAATTTTTATTGGTAATGCTACTGGTGGTGATGCTAACTATGGGGCTTGTAATATATTTTTGGGAAACGAGTCTGGAAGACAAACTACATGCTCAGACTTCAACATCTATGTGGGTCAACAGTCTGGATGTAATGATTGTTATGGTTGTTATAATACATTCCTTGGTTATATTGCAGGAAGAGATCATGGTCTCAATAGCACAACTGGTGGAAACTTTAATAACTTTCTTGGATATGGGGCTGGTCATAAATCATGTATTGCTTGTAATAATAACTGGATAGGATGTGAAGCGGGTGCTTATGCTAGATGCGGACATTATAATAACTTCTTTGGAAATGCTGCTGGATATAGTGGAACTAACTCCAAATATAATAATATATTTGGTGATCAAGCAGGTCGCAATTTAGGAGCTTCTTGTTATAATATTTTTATGGGTCAATGTGCTGGTTATGGTGATTCCAACATAGGTAACAATAGTTTTTATAGTAATATTGCCATAGGTTGTAAGGCTGGATTTAATCTTTCAGATAGTTTTGATAATATTTTTCTCGGTAGGTGTGCTGGATTTTCTAATACTTCTGGGGAAAGAAATGTTGCTATAGGAGAATGTGCTCTTGCTACAAATACTTGCAATGTAGGAAATATTACTATTGGATATGAATCTGGATTCTGCTTAGCAAATAAATTAGGCAATGATGCAAATACTATAATTGGTTATTCTGCAGTTTCGAATCCTAATGCTTCGAATGGATGTGTTAGCTACTCAACAGTTATTGGTTATCTTGCTGGTAGCAATTTAGGTTGTGCAAAAGAATCTACTATAATTGGTTTCTGTGCAGGAATTACTGCTTGCACATGCAAATCTGTTATGATTGGATGTCTTGCTGGTAGCGATTCTCGCGGACAAGAGAATGTAATGTTAGGTTCTCTTGCTGGTTGTGCAAATTGTGGCAGTTATAATATTTTATTTGGTAAGCAGGCGGGAGCACTTTTACAATCATCTTCTTGCCATAATGTAGCTATTGGATACTTAGCAGGTATTTGTTGTGGTGGTGATTGTAATGTTTTACTTGGTAAAGAAGCAGGATTTTGTAATAAAACTGATCATAATGTTGCAATTGGTGCTTTAGCACTTTATGGAGGATCTGGTGGGGTTACTGGAACTCATAACATAGCGATTGGTGAAAGTGCAGGATTTCGCAACACCTCTGGAGCTTATAATAATTTCTTTGGTAAAAGTGCTGGACACAATAACATTACTGGAAGTTATAATAACTTCTTTGGAACACTGGCAGGGTGCTGCAACGATAGTGGAAATCATAATAACTTCTTTGGTTCTTACGCAGGTCTATGCAACACCACTGGGTGTTATAATAACTTCCTTGGGCGTTATGCAGGAGTCAGCAACACCACTGGATTTGATAATAACTTCATTGGTAATCAAGCAGGACGCTCCAATTCCACTGGATGTTATAATAACTTCATTGGTCGTTATGCAGGATGCGACAACAGCACTGGATCTTTGAATAACTTCATTGGTCAAAGAGCAGGAAGATGCAACACCATTGGAGGTAATAATAACTTCATTGGTAATCAAGCAGGATGCTCCAACACCACTGGATGTCATAATACCTTCATTGGTAATCAAGCAGGAAATCTCAACCAAACTAATAGTCACTCAATCGCTATTGGTAAGGAAGCAGGATTTTGGAACCAAGGCGACAATAATATTTACTTAGGTGAATGCGCCGGTAAAAGCTCCAGTAGATCTGCTTGCACTACTGGATCCAATAACGTAGCAATAGGTAAGAGTTCTGGTGCAAATATTACTACTGGAATTGTTAATAACTTCATTGGTTTATATGCAGGATACTGCAACACCACTGGATGTTCTAATAATTTCTTTGGTCGTTGTGCAGGATTTCGCAACACCACTGGAGATTATAATACCTTCATTGGTGGTGAAGCAGGATTTGGCAACACCACTGGAGGTTTTAATAACTTCATAGGTCAAAGAGCAGGATACTGCAACACCACTGGAGGTTCAAATAACTTCATTGGTGCTAATGCAGGATACTGCAACACCACTGGAAGTCAAAATAACTTCATTGGTTCTCAAGTAGGAAAATTCAACACTACTGGAAGTTTTAATACCTTCTTAGGTCATAGAGCAGGATGCAATAACACCACTGGAAGTAATAATAACTTCATTGGTCAATGTGCAGCATACTGCAACGAAACCAATAGCAACTCAATCGCCATTGGTTGTCAAGCAGGATTCTGGAACCGAGGTGACAATAATATTTACTTAGGTGAAAACGCTGGTAGGAGCTTAACTAGAACTGCTAACACTACTGGAACTGATAACGTAGCAATAGGTAAGAGTTCTGGTGCAAATATTACTACTGGAGGTTGTAATACCTTCATTGGTCAATGTGCAGGATACTATAACACCAGTGGATGTTATAATAACTTCATTGGTTGTGGTGCAGGAAAATGCAACACCACTGGATCTCTTAATAACTTCATAGGTCTATGTGCAGGAGGAAGCAACGACACTGGATGTAATAATAACTTCTTTGGAACTAATGCAGGAAAAACCAACGACAGTGGAAGTAATAATAACTTCTTTGGTAGTCAAGCAGGATTCTGCAACAGTATTGGATGTAATAATAACTTCATTGGAAACCAAGCAGGACAAAACAATGACACTGGAAGTAATAATAACTTCTTTGGTCAACTAGCAGGATTCTCCAACACCACTGGATGTTATAATAACTTCTTTGGTCGAAATGCAGGAAGATCCAACACCACTGGAAGTGATAATAACTTCTTTGGTAATCAAACAGGATACAACAACACCTCTGGAGGTTGTAATACCTTCATTGGATCATGTGCAGGATACTGCAACACCACTGGATGTTATAATAACTTCTTTGGTGATAATGCAGGAAGATTTAATATCAGTGGATGTTATAATAACTTCTTTGGTAATCAAGCAGGATACTGTAACCAAACCAATAGCAACTCAATCGCCATTGGTAATGAAGCAGGATACTGGAACCGAGGTGACAACAATATTTACTTAGGTGAAAACGCTGGTAGAAGCTCCAGTAGATCTGATTACACTACTGGATCCAATAACGTAGCGATAGGTAAGAGTTCTGGTGCAAATATTACCACTGCATATCATAATATCTTTATTGGTCGATGTGCAGGATACTCCAACACCACTGGAAATTATAATAACTTCTTAGGTCGAAATGCAGGAAGATGCAACACCATTGGAGGTAATAATAACTTCTTAGGTGACTATGCAGGATCCTCCAATATCACTGGAGGTTATAATAACTTCTTAGGTAATCAAGCAGGAACAAATAACGAAAGTGGATCTTATAATAACTTCTTTGGTTTATTTGCAGGATATTGCAACACCACTGGATCTTGTAATAACTTCATTGGCTATCTATCAGGATTCTCTAACACCACTGGATCCCATAATAACTTCTTAGGTTTCTGTGCAGGATATGAGAACAGAACTGGATGTCATAATACCTTCATTGGTTGTCGAGCAGGAAGTATAAACACCACTGGATCCCATAATAACTTCCTTGGTTTATTTGCAGGATACTGCAACACTGATGGAAATTATAATAACTTCTTTGGTAATAGTGCAGGATACTGCAATACCGGAGATAATAATAACTTCATTGGTTCTTCTGCAGGTCTATGCAACACCACTGGATCTTGTAATAACTTCTTTGGTAATCGTGCAGGATGCGACAACACTACTGGATGTTATAATAACTTCATTGGTAGTTGTGCAGGAAGAAACAACACCACTGGATGTTATAATAACTTTTTAGGTCGAGACGCAGGATACAGCAACACTACTGGATGTTATAATAACTTCATTGGTTTTTCTGCAGGATACTGCAACACCACTGGAGATAAAAATAACTTTATTGGTGATGGAGCAGGAAGATTCACCACCACTGGATCTTGTAATAACTTCTTTGGTGCGTGTGCAGGATACAAGAGCTGCTTGGGAAATGCTAATAACTTCTTTGGTAATAAAGCAGGATTCTACAATAATGGAGATTATAATAACTTCATTGGATATTTTGCAGGATTATGCAACACCTCTGGATGTTATAATAACTTCTTTGGTTATCAAGCAGGATGCAACAACACCACTGGATGTGGTAATATCTTCATTGGTCGAAATGCAGGAGAGGACAATTGCACTGGAAATTTAAACGTTGTTATTGGTGCAAGAAATCTTCCTATTATAAATGGAAGTAATCAATTAGCAATTGGTGCTGGATCCACTAATTGGATTACTGGTGATAGTTCTTATGATGTTACAATGCCAGGAAATCTTTCTGCTCTTTCTGTAACATCAACTTCTGATAGAAGTAAGAAGAAGAACATTAGACCAATTGAAAATGCATCCGAACTTGTGAAGCAACTTGAAGGTGTTAGATTTGATTGGGTAGATAATGATAAACCATCAATTGGATTGGTTGCACAAGACGTTGAACAAATCATTCCAGAAGTTGTAAATACTGCAAGTGATGGAACAAAATCAGTATCTTATGGAAATTTGGTTGGATTGTTGGTTGAAGCAATCAAGGATCTGCAAAATCAAGTTAACGAACTGAGAGGTTGAAAAAATGACTTTTAAAGTTGGAGTTACAACTGTTATTGATTATGGAACTTATGTTCATGAGTCTTTTTCTAGAGTTGGAGTTGGAACTACTGAGAATAAAAAAATACTTGCTTCTGATGGTGCTGCTAATGATTTTTTTGGATACTCAGTCGCAGTAGGATCCGGTAGGATCGTTGCTGGTGCTTATGGTCATAATGTTGGTTCTAATGCTGATCAAGGATCAGCATACATCTTTGATCTTAATGGTAACCAATTAGGAATTATTACTGCTTCTGATGGTGCTGCTGATGATCAATTTGGATTCTCAGTCGCAGTAGGAAACGGTAGAATCGTTATTGGTGCTCGTAATGATGATATTGGTTCTAATCTTAATCAAGGATCAGCATACATCTTTGACCTTGATGGCAATCAATTAGGAATTATTACTGCTTCTAATGGTGCTGCTGATGATCGTTTTGGATCGTCAGTTGCAGTAGGATGTGGTAGGATCGTTGTTGGTGCTTATCTTGATGATGTTGGTTCTAATGTTAATCAGGGATCGGCATACGTCTTTGATCTTGATGGTAATCAATTAGGAATTATTACTGCTTCTGATGGTGCTAATGGTGATTCTTTTGGATATTCAGTTGCAGTAGGAAATGGAAGAATTGTTGTTGGTGCTCCTTTTCATGAGGTTGGTTCTAATAATAATCAAGGATCAGCATACATCTTTGACCTAAATGGTAATCAATTAGGAATTATTACTGCTTCTGATGGTGCTGCTGATGATCAATTTGGATTCTCAGTTGCATTAGGAAGCGGTAGGATCGTTGTTAGCTCTCCTTTTAATGATATTGGATCTAATAATAATCAAGGATCAGCATACATCTTTGACCTAAATGGTAATCAATTAGGAATTATTACTGCTTCTGATGGTGCTGCTAATGATAATTTTGGAAGATCAGTTGCAGTAGGATCCAGTAAGATCGTTGTTGGTGCTTATGCTGATGATGATAATGGTGGTGCATCTGGATCAGCATACATTTATGATCTAGATGGAACCAATGAAGTTAAAATAACTGCTTCTGATGGTGCTGCTGTTGACTGGTTTGGATACTCAGTTGCAGCAGGATCTGGTAGGATCGTTGTTGGTGCTTCTCGTGATGATGACAATGGTAATGAATCTGGATCAGCATACATTTTTAATTTACCACAAGATCAAAGTTCATATTTTGATGAGATCTTGGAAACCTATAAATACTAGAAAAATGTGAAGTATGTCTTTTGCATTTAAAACGAATAATAGTATTATCGTTGATAACAATTCTTTTTTTATAGGAACAACTGGGTTTAGTACGAATATCTATTCTTCTGAGGTTGGCATTATAACTGCTTCTGATGGTGCTGCTGGGGATGATTTTGGAGCCTCAGTTGCAGTAGGATCCGGTAAGATCGTTGTTGGTGCTCGTAATGATGTTGTTGGTTCTAATGCTGATCAAGGATCAGCATACATTTATGATATCAATGCTGGTATTGGAACTACTGAGAATAAAAAAATACTTGCTTCTGATGGTGCTGCTAATGATCATTTTGGAGACTCAGTTGCAGCAGGATCCGGTAGGATCGTTGTTGGTGCTTCTCAAAATAATAATCAAGGATCAGCATACATCTTTGATCTTAATGGCAATCAACTAGGAATTATTACTGCTTCTGATGTTGCTGCTGGTGGTGAATTTGGATACTCAGTTGCAGTAGGATCCGGTAGGATCGTTGTTGGAGCTCCTTCTGATGATGTTGGTTCTAATAATGCTCAAGGATCAGCATACATCTTTGACCTTAATGGTAATCAACTAGGAATTATTACTGCTTCTGATGGTGCTGCTGGTGATTTTTTTGGATTCTCAGTTGCAGTAGGATCCGGTAGGATCGTTGTTGGTGCTATTGCTGATGATGTTGGTTCTAATGTTGCTCAAGGATCAGCATACATCTTTGACCTAAATGGTAACCAATTAGGAATTATTACTGCTTCTGATGGTAGTGCTACAGATCTTTTTGGAAACTCAGTCGCAGTGGGATGTGGTAGGATCGTTGTTGGTGCTTATAGTCATGATGTTGGTTCTAATGGTAATCAGGGATCAGCATACATCTTTGACCTAAATGGTAATCAATTAGGAATTATTACTGCTTCTGATGGTAATCCTGGTGATAATTTTGGAATCTCAGTTGCAGTAGGAAACGGTAGAATCGTTGTTGGTGCTCGTTATGATGATATTGGTTCTAATAATAATCAAGGATCAGCATACATCTTTGATCTTGATGGCAATCAACTAGGAATTATTACTGCTTCTAATGGTGCTGCTAGTGATTATTTTGGACAATCAGTCGCAGTAGGATCCGGTAAAATTGTTGTTGGTTCTAGAGATGTTGCAGTTAATACTCAAGGATCAGCTTACATTTATGATACTCCAAAACAAACACATTTTTTAGATCAACTAGATGGGAGATAATAAATGACTTTCAAAGTTGGTGTAGGAACTGCTATCAGAGCAGCATATACTGATAATGGTGTTCCTTATATGTGGGAAAGTGGTGATGTAACTACTATTCCATCAAATGAGTTTAAAATTAAAGCATCTGATGCTGCTGATGATGATTATTTTGGAAACTCAGTTGCAGTAGGATCCGGTAGGATCGTTGTTGGTGCTTATGCTGATGATGATAATGGTGCTGGTTCTGGATCAGCATACATTTATAATATCAATGCTGGTATTGGAACTACTGAGAATAAAAAAATACTTGCTTCTGATGGTGCTGGTGGTGATAATTTTGGATGGTCAGTCGCAGTAGGATCCGGTAGGATTGTTGTTGGTGCTTATGGTGATGATTATAATGGTAATTTAACTGGATCAGCATACATCTTTGACCTAAATGGTAACCAATTAGGAATTATTACTGCCTCTGATGGTACTGCTGGTGATTATTTTGGATGGTCAGTCGCAGTAGGATCCGGTAAAATTGTTGTTGGTGCATTTTTTGATGATGATAATGGTAATGCCTCTGGATCAGCATACATTTATGATCTAGATGGAACCAATGAAGTTAAAATCAGAGCATCTGATGGTGCTGCTAGTGATTTTTTTGGATTTTCAGTCGCAGTAGGATCCGGTAAAATTGTTGTTGGTTCTTATGGTGATGATGATAATGGTAGTGCCTCTGGATCAGCATACATTTATGATCTAGATGGAACCAATGAAGTTAAAATAACTGCTTCTGATAATTTTGCTGGTGATCAATTTGGAAGATCAGTCGCAGTAGGATCCGGTAGGATCGTTGTTGGTGCTCCTTTTGATAATGATAATGGTAGTGATTCTGGTTCAGCATACATTTATAATCTAGATGGAACCAATGAAGTTAAAATAACTGCTTCTGATGGTTCTGCTGATGATAAATTTGGATGGCCAGTCGCAGTAGGATCCGGTAGGATCGTTGTTGGTTGTAGTGGGGATGTTAATTCCAATAAAGGAGCAGCATACATTTATGATCTAGATGGCAATCAACTAGAAATTATTACTGCCTCTAATGGTGCTTCTGGTGATAATTTTGGATACTCAGTCGCAGCAGGATCCGGTAAGATCGTTGTTGGTGCTCGTCTTGATAATATTGGTTTTAATAATCAAGGATCAGCATACATTTATGATACTCCACAGGTTTACACTCTTTATGATGCAATTGATCTTCAATATGGATAATACCTTTCACATAAATATCTTTATAGATAACCAAAAAAGTACGATATTTTAAGCGATGACTAACAACAGAGAGCTCTCTCAATTTGGGTCGGTTTTAAACTTTGATGAAGACAGTAACTTTATAGGAATTAATACCCTAGTTTCTGAGACTCAGTATACTGTTGGAATTGGAACGTCAATTTTATTTTTTGGTTCTACTGGTATTTTAAGTGCTACTGCAATTTATGCAAACGGTGAAAATATTATTGATATCATTGATGCAAAAGCAGCAGAAGCAGCAGCTTTTGCAACAACAGCTGGATTCTCTACTTATGCTTCTTTTGCAGGATTTGCAACTGATGCAGGTATTTCGACAAATATAAAAGGAGGAGATACTGGAGATATACCATATCAATCTGCTGCAGATACAACAACATTTTTAGACGCTAGCTCAGCATCAACTGGTCAAATTATTCTTTGGAGTGGATCTGCTCCAATATGGAGTGATGTAAGTGCTGCTTCTGGATCTTTTGGTGGTATTACAATCCAAGAAGATGGATCTACTGTTGGAACAGCGGATAGCGTTTCAATTGTTAATTTTGGAAGTGGATTAATTGCAAGTTCTTCAGGAATTGGTGCAACAATTATTGCACAAGTTGGTTTAGGATCGGATACGACTGGTGATTATGTCGATTCTATTACAGGAACTGCTGGTCAAATTGATGTAACTGGTGGAACTGGAGAAGGTTCAACACCAACAATTTCACTAGCCAATAATACATCAATACCTGGAAATCCGACAATTGCTGGAGATTTGCAGGTCAATTCAAATTTGAATGTATCTGGAAATATTACTCTTGGTGGAACAACTGCTTTTGTCACCGAAACAATTCTGAGAACTACAAACCCAGATGTTATTGTCGGATATACGACAAATATTGATGGTGATGATGCGTCTACAGATATTACTGCTAATAGTGGTGGTATTGCCATTGCTTCTACAGAAGGAACACCTTTAGTTGATTTAGTTATTGCTGGAATTGAAACTCTTCCAGTAACATATAAAAAGATACAATGGTATCGAGCTGGAGCATTTAGTGGATTAGGAACTGATGCATTTTTAATTAACTATGCTCTTGGTGTTGGAACTACTGAATTCCAAAGTGGAGTAAGGTTGGCAGTTGGTTCTGGCATTACAATGTCAGATACAAATATTTCTGCAACAAGTTTTAATGGAACTACTTTTACGGGAACTACATTTGATGGAACTACATTTACTGGAACAGCAAATGCAGTAAGTAATAGTTTAACAAAGGGAAATTATGTTACTTATAGTTCTGGAACAACATATAATGGATCTGCTGCGATAACAATTGGTGTTGATGCAACTTCTGCCAATACAGGAGATAAAATAGTTGTTCGTGACTCTGGTGGTAATTTTAGTGCAGGAGTAATTACTGCTACTACTTTTGATGGAAATGCAGGAACTGCAACTTCACTAGCAACTGCTAGAAATATTGGTGGAGTATCATTTGACGGAACTGCTGATATTGATCTTCCTGGTGTTAATACTTCTGGTAATCAAGATACATCTGGAAATGCTGCAACAGCAACGGCTTTAGAAACTGCTAGAAATATTGGTGGAGTATCATTTGACGGAACAGGAGACATTGATCTTCCTGGTGTTAATACTTCTGGTAATCAAGATACATCTGGAAATGCTGCAACAGCAACAAATGCTGGATTAGCAACAGATTTAAGTATTAATGCTACAAATGAGTTAGTACTACAAACAGGAAATAATGCTACTTCTACGTTAACAAACGGAACGAGCGGGTATCTTCTTCAAAGTAATGGATCTGGAAGTTCTCCAACATGGGTAAATTCTGCCACTTTCTCAGTAAGTTCTGCTTCTACAACTACAGATGTTATTGGTGGAATTGCTTCTGTTACACAACTTTCTGTTTCTGGAGTTTCTACTTTAGGAACAGTTGAAGTTTCTTCTGGTATTATTACTGCAGCATCAGGTATTGTAACTTATTATGGTGATGGTCAATATCTGACTGGATTGGGATTCAAAGAAGATTCTGATTTCAATTTATTTGCAGGTTCAAATTCCGGTGGTGGATATGATCCTGCAGTAAATCAAGGAAGATTTAACGTTGCAATTGGATATTCTGCCGCATATAATTTAAATGAAGGTGATAGTAACGTATTTTTAGGAAGATATAGTGGATTCTGTAATACTGATGGATGTTATAACGTATTCTCTGGGCATCAATCTGGTTATAGAGTAACTACTGGAAATAATAATATTTCTTTAGGATTCTGTGCAGGATATGGTTCTGTAGATTCAACAGGATCTTATAATATATTCCTTGGAAATTGTGCAGCATATTCAATTACTTCTGGTGCAAGTAATATTGTTTTAGGAAATTGCGCAGGTCATAATTTAACAACTGGAGATTCCAACGTTTTTATTGGATGTAAATCTGGATATAATCATACTGCTTTCGGAAATAATGTTTTCTTAGGAACTCAAGCAGGTGAATGCTCCAATGCATCTCAAATAAATGTTCTTATTGGTGCGGCAGCAGGTCAAGGCATTAATGATGGATCCAGGAATGTAATGCTAGGATCAAGATCTGGTACAAATATCAATAATGGATCTTCAAATACTTTCGTTGGTGATGATTCTGGATGTCTATCTGTTGATGCTTGTTTTAATACATTTTTAGGTAGACAATCTGGTTTACGTAATACCAGTGGTAATTCTAATGTTTTCTTGGGTTGTGGTGCAGGATGTTTAAATTGCACTGGAAGTAATAATGTATATCTAGGTAATAATGGTGGATCACTTAATTTCCCAATTTTAAATGGAAGTAATCAACTTCTCGTTGGTAGTGGATCCACTGCTTGGATTAATGGTAATTGTGATTACAATGTTGGTATTAATTCCACTGCTCCGCAAGAAAAACTAAGTGTTATCGGAAAAATACATCTTGATAATACATGTGGAAGTGTTTTCTTAGGGCAAGGAAATCATCAATCTGGAACTTCTGGATCATTTGATGTTGCGATTGGATGCAATGCAATGAGATGTTTCAATGGAACATCAAGTTGTTCCGTTGCTATTGGATATCAAAGTATGTGTTGTGTTCAAGCATCATCCAATAGCATTGCTATAGGTAATGGCGCCGCGATATGCAGTTTCTGTAATAGCGATTCTATTTTCATGGGAACTTGTGTAGGTGGTGATTGCGTAAGTAATACTTGCGGATCAATTTACATAGGTGCTTGTGCTGGTCGTGGAGATACTGGATGCTCTACTAACACCGGAACTAATAATATATTCCTCGGAACGTTAACTGGATCTAATAATTTCGTTTCTGTATCAAATGTTTTCATTGGTGATTGTGCTGGAGCAGGTAGTGCAAATTCAATAAACAACGGTAATTGTAATATTTTCGTTGGAAAACAGGCTGGATGCAACATTTGCACGGGTGATCATAATATTGCTCTTGGGACGTTGTCTGGATGTGGAACTTCAAGTGGATGGGCGGGATCTAATAATATCTTCCTTGGAAATAATTCTGGAAGACAGATTGATGAAGGAAATTACAATATTGCAATTGGCAGATGTGCTGGATATACGAATCAAGATGGGTGTTGCAATACTTTCCTTGGATTTGATGCTGGTCTTTTAACAACGGGAAGTCGAAATACATTCCTGGGTTCATGTGCAGGAAAAGATCATACCAGTGGATCTGGTAATGTAATTATTGGAGACCAGATGAAGCAAGCCTGGTCTAAAACTGGAGATCATCAACTAGTTGTTGGTGCTGGGGGAACTTCTTGGATTGAAGGAGATTCTTCATTTAATGTTGGTATTGGAACTGCCTTACCTACAACAAAACTTCAAGTCATTGGTGAAGTTACTGCAACTGATTTCAATACAACGTCGGATCGAAATCTAAAGACAAATATTGCAACTATTAGTGATCCAATTTTGAAGATAAATCAACTTCGTGGTGTATCTTTTAATTGGTTAGAAAATTCCAAACCAGCGATGGGCGTTATTGCAGATGAAGTTCAAGAAATTATTCCAGAAATTGTAAATGATACTGATCCAAAAACTGTTAATTATAATGGTTTAATCGGTCTTCTGATTGAAGTTGTTAAAGATCAACAATCTCAAATTAATGAACTGAGAGATCAACTTTCCAAATTAAACTGATTGTCTAAATACTAAAAACTACCCAGTGTATACGAGGACGGTAGATGGCAATCAAGGTAGCAGGAACAACTGTAATTAGTGATGATCGCAACTTAAATAATGTTGGGATTATAACAGCATCTTCAATTGTAAAATCTTCTGGAACTAGTTCTCAATTTTTGAAAGCAGACGGAAGTGTTGATTCCAATGCTTATGTGACATCTTCGGGAAGTGTTGCTTCTGCTACAGATGCTACAAATGCAGCGAACGTTGCAATTACTAATGATACTTCATCAACTTCTACACATTATGTTCATATTGGAGATGCAACAACTGGTAATGATGGCGTAAAGGTTTCTAATACTAAACTAACATTTCAACCTAGTACTGGAACATTAACTGCAACGTGTTTTAGTGGTGATGGATCTGGTCTTACAGGAGTTTCTGCTGGATTTTCGCAAGATGCTGATGGAAATTTATTTGGCGGAACAGGAGCTGGTGGAAGTTATAATGCTTCTTCTGGAACTGCATGTCTTAATATTGCGATAGGATGTAATGCTGGTGGTGGTGGATCATTTGGTTCTGGTGGTGATTATAATATATTCTTAGGTGAGATATCTGGATATTGTATAACAAGTGGTTGTTATAATGTTGCAATTGGAAGATGTTCTGGTCATCGTTTAACTACTGCTAGTGGAAATTCTTTTCTTGGTAGATATGCTGGAGAAAGAACAACAGGAAATAATAACTCTTTTCTAGGTATTAATGCAGGTAGATATAACACAAGTGGGTGTTGTAATGTTTTCCTTGGAGTAAATTCTGGATATTGTAATGGTGCAGGTAATGATAATGTCGCCGTTGGTAAAGAGTCTTTACGATTTCAAACCAGCGGAAATAATAATAGTGCTGTAGGAGATAGCAGTTTATATTGCACAACAGGTGGCGATTACAATTCTGCTCTTGGATTTAACGCTGGTCGTTGCAATTTAACTGGATGTTGCAATACATTTTTGGGAGTATCTGCTGGTTGTAATTTAACATCAGGAAATTCTAATGTTGCAATTGGAGCTGATATTGATTTTCCAAGCACAACTGCCAGTTGTCAATTTGTCGTTGGTCAAGGAACAAATTATTGGCTTTCAGGCGACAGTTCATTCAATCTTGGAGTTGGTGGAATCACATCTCCTGCAGCTAAATTGCATGTTGCTTGTTGTGCTATAATTTCTCCAACAAGCGCATCAGCATCAAATAGACTTACAATTAAATCATATACGACAAATAACGGAACTCTGAGTGTGGAGGGAAATTCAGGTCAAGTTTTCTCTGTTAATAATAATCTTTCGAGTGGATCTATATTTTCCGTTAATGATATTTCAGGTATTGCAAAAATTAATGTTGATGCGAGCGGAACAACAACAATTGTTCCTACGATTGCTTCTGATTATCTTGGTGTTGGTGTTGCTAATCCTACTGCAAAACTTCATGTTGTTGGTAGCGTATTTTTAGATGGTGGATTAAGAGAAAAAGTAAATGTTGTATCTAATCGTTTAAGTAGTAGCACAAATATTAATCTTGAAGATGGAATGGTTCATTTATTTACAGTGGCAGAAAATACAACATCTACGCCAAATATTAGATATAACTCTAGCACTTCATTGAATAGTGTGATGGGAGTTGGTGAAGCAATCACTGTAAGTTTAATTACAACTGCTGCTTCTGCTGGATATTCTGCACAACTTACTATAGATGGATCTAGTCAAACAGAATATTGGAATGGTGGAAGTGCTCCTTCTACTGGAGGTGCTAGTGGTAGAGATATATACACTTATACAATAATTAAAACTGCAAGTGGTGTTTATACAGTTCTTGCTAATTTAACCAACTTCTCATAATACTATGTCTCCAATTTTAGGTCTCAATGGTTTTGGTGGTGGAGTAAGTTCAAATCTTAATGTAACTCCAATTCAAATCATTCCTGAGGGTCAACAATCATTTCAAACAAATGGAACATTTAATTGGTCAGTTCCATCTGGTGTCAATTCAGTTTCTGCTGTTGTAATTGGTGCTGGTGGAGGTGCTAGTGGATCTCCTGGAACTAGTGCTTGGTCAGGAGCTGGTGGAGGTGGTGGAGGTCTTGCATATGGAACTTTTACTGTTACACCGGGAGAAACTTTAACTATTACCGTTGGTTTACGTGGAAATGGTGGAAGTGGCACTGGTGCTGGAGGGCAAGGTGGATTTAGTCAGATTGCTAGAGGGGCAACATCACTATTGAGAGCAAATGGTGGTAATGGTGGAACTAATGCTTCAAGTGGAGGAAGTGGAGGAAGTGGTTCTGGAACTGAAAGAGATGGTGGTGGTTCTGGTGGTCTTGGTGGTTCTTCACAAAATAATAATGGCGGTGGCGGTGGCGGTGGTGCTGCTGGATATTCTGGTAATGGAGGTAATGCAGGAACTGGTAACGGCGGTCGTGGCAATGCTGGTACTGGTGGCGGAGGCGGAGGCGGAGGCGGACAATCAGGTGGTGGAACGCAAAATAATGGTGGAGGCGGTGTAGGTCTAAATGGTCAAGGAATAAATGGTAATGGTGGCAACACTGGTAATCCCGGAACTGGTGGATCTGGTGGAAGCAGTGGAGCATCTGGTGGAAATGGTGGTGGTTACGGTGGAGGTGGCGGTGGAGCTGAAGATGATACAAATCGTGCAGGTGGTGTTGGAGGTCAAGGTGCTGTAAGAATTATTTGGGGGGCAGGGAGATCTTATCCAAGCACTAACACTGCAGATGTATAATAAATAAAAAAAAATATATTATTAATGAATAAGAAATTTTATTTTATGGCTGGTCTTCCTAGATCTGGAAGTACTTTGCTTTCGTCTATTTTAAATCAAAATCCAAATTTTTATTCGGGACCATCAAGCCCTGTTCTTGGTGCAATGTATGCTGTGGAGGAAAATTTCACAAGCAATGAGTTGTATCATGGTTATCCAAAACCAGATCAAGTAAGAGAAATTATAGGCAGCATTCCATATCATTTTTACAGTGATATAAAAAAATCAGTTGTATTTGACAAAAATCGTGCATGGACTGCTAGAGTTCCGTATATTGAGAACTACATTGGTCAACAAGCAAAGATTCTTGTTCCAGTTCGTCAAATAGATGAAATCCTTGCATCTATTCTTTCAATGGTTCATCGCAATCCTTTTCGAGAGGGTCAACCAAGAATCAATTTCGTTGATGAACAACTTGTAAAAACAAATACACCAATTAATGATTATAATCGTTGTATGTATCTTTTGAATGGTGGTGGTATTGTTTATGAATCTTTAAATGCTATCATGGAAGGATTCGTTCAAGGTATGCGTGACAAAATGCACTTCATAGATTATAATGATCTTGTAGAAAGACCTGAAGAAACAATGTCAAAGGTTTATGAGTTTCTTGATGAGGAACCATATGAACATCATTTTGATTCTCTTCATAATTCAAATAGAGAAGATGATATTTCAACATATGGTTTAGCAGATATGCACGAAGTTCGCTCAGAATTGAGAAAGACTTCAAAAAATCCATCATCTGTTCTTCCAGAAGAAATTTTAGATCTCTATAAACAAAACAAACAACGTCTTGAGTTTTGGGGAACTCCCGACATTGTTTCTCTAAAACCAAAAGCACCCCTAACCAAGGATAATAAAATTATAGTGAGTTAGTATGGCAAAACAAAAGTATTCGATATTTCATGTTCAAGGTGGATTTGGTAAACATATTGCTGCTACAGCAGTAGCTAAATGCATCAAGAATAATCATCCAAGTAGGCAACTCATTCTATGTGCTGTTTATCCTGAAATTTTTACAAATCTACCGTTCATTGATCGAGTTTATCAATTAGGAAATACGAGTTATTTCTATCAAACTTATATTGAAGATCAAGACTCTTTAATTTTCCACAACGAACCATATTTTACTACAGACCATATTCATAAAAGACTTCCTCTAGTTCAAAGCTGGAGTAAAATGTATGGTCTTGAATATAAAGGAGAGATGCCAGAAATCAAATTCAATCCTTTACAGAAAAAGATTTCTAAAGAGTTTTGGAATGGTCGTGCAAACGGCAAACCTATTATGGTTCTTCAAACTAATGGTGGATTGTATAGTGAGCAGAGACCATATTTATGGGCAAGAGACATGCCTGTAGCATTGGCTCAGAGATTGGTTGATCATTATTCTGATGATTATCATATCTTCCAAGTTAAGAAACCCACCAGTGAGACTCTAGACGGCGTAGAAGTCATTCAAGATCCAATGAGTAACATGGAACTGGTCAGTGTTCTTTTGCATAGCAGTAAAAGAATTTTAATTGATAGTTGCTTACAACACGCTGCAACAGCACTTAAACTTCCATCTGTTGTTCTATGGAATGGAACTAGTCACAAAGTTTTTGGGTGGGATATGCACACAAATATTCAAGCAGAGAAACCAGCAAACTTTAAACTTCCAAATAGTTATCTATTTGATTTTGATTTTACTGGTGTTGAAGCAGAATACCCATATGTAGATGAAGATGAAGAGATCTTCGATTTTGATAAAATTGTAGAAGCAGTTGACAAATGAATGTAATTGGTCTTTATGGTGCGATTGGTTGGAATGTTTTAATCTCCGACAATCCAAAATTAAAAAATCAAATGAATGAAAGTTGGACACATGGATCTAGTGTGACTTTGTTCACAAATGGAAATCATGTGTCAAGCATTAGTGAAGAAAGGTTGAGTGGAATTAAATATGATGGAAATTTTCCACGCAAATCTATCGATTATTGTCTTTCTGCTGGAGATCTTTCTAAAGAAGATATTGATGTAGTTGTCATTCCATCAATGGCAAATTCTAATTTTTATAAAAACTATATCAATAAAACACTTCACTCCAAGATTAAAAGATACTTTCCTAAAGCTAAAGTTGAGATAGTTTCTCATCACCTTTGCCATGCATACTCTTCTGTATTTTCTTCAAATTATAATGAAGGAACATTTATTACAATGGATAATGCTGGATCAATTCTTTTTGATGCTCCTGGAAATCCTTTTGCAACTGAAAATCATTCAATTGGATATTTTAATAAGGAAAGGGGAATCTTCAGGTATTATCCTGGAATTCCTCAGATGAATAACTTTGGCAATTATTATTGGGTATGGGCATATAAAATCTATACCGAAATGATTAAAAAGAATATTGATATTACTGATCCAAAGTATCGTGAAACTTTTTGTGGAAAGGTTATGGGTCTTTCTGCATATGGTAATGTAAAAGAATTTAAACAAGATTATCGTCAGAGTTTTGAGGGTATTCCTTCTCTTACTTTTAATTCTTTTCCTGGGCAAGATTTTGTTTTTGGAAATATGACTCCAGAAAATAAAGCAAAAACTTTGCAGCATAATTTTGAAGAAGGTATGCTTGCTTATATGAAATCACTTAAAGAGGGTGGATACATTGATAATAATCTTTGTTTAGCAGGCGGTGTTTTCTTAAATATTCTTGCAAATTCTGTTATTCGTAAGAATAATATTGCAGAGAATATTCATATTCCACCATTTCCAGATGATACTGGTCTTTCCTTTGGTGCAGCATGTTATGGTGTGTTCAAGGAAAAGGAGAAGGTAACTCTTCCACATAATATTTCACTTCTCGGACGCACGTATAGTGATAAAGAGATTGAAGAGTCACTTGATGGGTGGGAATATCAGAAATTTGAAACCTTTGAGGATATTTGTCAAATTACTGCAGAATATCTTGCGGATAATAAGATTGTTGGATGGTTTCAGAATAGATCAGAATTTGGTCCTAGAGCACTTGGATCCAGATCTATCCTTATGAATCCAACTCCCAAAGAAAATAAGGAAACACTGAACACCAGAATTAAGCATAGAGAAGAATGGAGACCATTTGCAGGAATTATGCTTGAAGACTACCAAGAAGATTATTTTGTGGATATCTATCCAAATGAATATATGCTTTATTCTCTAACAGTAAAACCACATCAAAGAAAGAAACTTGGTGCGATCACTCATAAAGATTTTTCTTGTAGAATTCAAACTGTAAATGAAAAGTTACATCCAGAAGTAACTTTACTTCTGCAAAAGTATAATGAGAAAACGGATTGCCCCGTTCTTTTAAATACTTCTTTTAATGATAATGGTCAACCAATTGTTGAGACACCAAAAGATGCAATTAAAACTTTTGAAAATATCGACTTGGATTATCTTGTAATTGGAAATTATCTTGTAATTAAAAAAATCTAAATAAGAAAAAATGTATCTTGAAAAGAAAATGAATTTTGTAGTATATTCTAAAGAAGGTTGTCATCATTGCTATAAAATTAAGCAAGTTTTAGAATTGACATCAAGTAAACATGTTGTTTATACTTTAGATAAAGAATTTACTAAGGAGCAATTTTATTCTGAATTTGGGGAGGGTTCTACTTTCCCTCAAGTTGTTTGCGATGAAAAAAAAATAGGAGGATGTGTTGATGCAATCAAATTCCTCAGAGAACATAGAGTTTTCTAAAACAAACATAAATAAAAATAAGAACCACAAGAATCGTGGTGTTGAATTCATTCTTAATGGAGGTAAAAGAAAGCACACTCAACCATTTCACGTTATTTTCGAAAAGATGGTTTGCTTTCTAAATCGGGAAGTAACTATCTATTTCGAATTTTCCTTTAAATTTAGGAAAAATTAGATAGTATCCCGGAGGAAGAAGATGTTAGCACTTAGTTTAGTTTTTGGTGTATTATTCACCATTTTATTTCTTGTTGTGGGACTTGTAACAGGTTGGGTAGCAAGAGAATATATGATGAACTATCGGGAAGTGCCAAGACCTCATCCCGAAATGTTTGACAACCAAGGGAATTTAATACCTGATGAAGTAATCGCATTTAATTTTGAAAACTATCATGACAACAGTATCGAAGAAGACGACGACGAAGATTCCTGATCTTCCAAATAATCCTTTAGCATTTGAAGTTCTAAGTCTTGCATCAAAGCAAAGATCAAAAGCTAAAAAAGTAGAAATTTTAAAAAAATATGAGCATCCTTCTTTAAAATCAATTTTTATTTGGAATTTTGATGAAAGTGTTATTTCAATGCTTCCAGAAGGTGAAGTTCCTTATTCTGGATATGATGATCAAAATGTCTATAGTGGAACACTGAGCACTAAGATTACTGAAGAAGTTCGTAAAATGTATGAGACTGGATCTTTTTCATTAGGATCTAGTGATAAGCAAGGTCGTACTACAATTCGTAGAGAATATAAGAATTTCTATCATTTTATTAAAGGTGGAAATGATGCGATGAATAATATTCGTCGTGAAACAATGTTCATCAATATTCTTGAAGGTCTCCATCCTCTTGAAGCAGAAATTGTATGTCTCATTAAAGACAAAAAACTTTCTGATAAGTATAGTATAACTAAAGAAGTTGTAGCTGAAGCATATCCAGATATTCATTGGGGAGGTCGTTCGTGATGGCAAACAATCTGGCAGATCCGCCAAAGAAAAAAGAAAAAACTATGGAACAACCTAGCATTAAACCATTAGGTCCAAAGTATGGATGTGAGGTTTTGCAAGAAAAAACAACACGCCAGTTAGCAAACGATAAGACCCTCCCAAATGATGCGTATTTGATTACATATGTTGTTGATGGAGAAACTTATATGGATTTGACTCGTTGTAAGAGTCAGGTTAGTTTGTTTGATATGTACTATGATACTTATGGTGCATTATCAGTAAAAAATATCGAGTATGGATATGGCACAGTCAATCCAAAACTCTGGGGCAATAAGGCACCCGAAACCAAAAAGCGAAAGTGATTCCCAAAATCGGCGGAAAAAAATCCCGGTAAAAATTTGCTCTCTAAGATTTTTTAAAAATTGTAATACAAAAAGTTGTATCAAACCGAACTTTTTGTAGTGGTTAATACAACCACTTGACTATATAGAATATCGGGTCTATAATAGACCTGTCGTTCATCGGGGAAACCCGACGCAAGTAAG